TGTAGTGTGAAATGTCAACATGATTTCCATCGGCAATACACTCCGTCATTACCGGATCAGGAACTCCGATTGCATAAGCAAGCGAAACGATAACTTCTTTTGCATTTTTCTGGCGCAAGATATCGACGGCAATTTTTCTTGCCATATATGCAGCAGAGCGATCCACTTTGGTGGGGTCTTTTCCGCTAAATGCGCCGCCGCCAATGGGTGTTCTGGTTCCGTAGTTGTCTATGGCAAGTTTCCTGCCCGTTACACCAGAATCAGCGTTAAGCCCGCCGGTTTTCCAATCGCCGGCAGGATTGCACATTATCGATTCGCATTTTCTGCCATCAAGCCACTGGTGCACAAGGGATCTCAGATCTCCGCTCTTTGTGTTGTGAAAGCTTGCGACAATAGTGGATATTTTATTGCCGTCCATTGTGATTTGAGTTTTTCCGTCAACTTCGTGTCGCATATAAATGAATTGGCACAAATCTCTGGCGAGGTTTAGTTCCGTAGGAATAAGATTATCGTTTTCGTTACAGGCATATCCGATCATAATGCCTTGATCTCCGGCGCCTCCAGCATCAACTCCCATCGCTATGTCAGGTGACTGTCGCACAATATTGACTTGCACGCCGCACTCACCATCCGTAATCCTGCGGGCTATGTCAGCAACATCAACAAATGCTGTGGTTGTCATTTCACCCAGAACGGTCACAATGCCATGACCGGCACAAACTTCTATTGCCGTTCTTGCGTTTTGGTCTTGTTTGATTGCCTCCGTCAATATGGCATCAGCTATGCGGTCGCACAGCTTATCTGGATGCTTCGGCGTTACACATTCAGCTGTTCTAATCATTCGATATTCCTTGTCCTGATATTATCTTATCACACATTTAGAAAATCTTTGTTTCTTTCTTCTCTTGAAAACACTATTCCATTGGCATACTTTGCCAAATCATCTTTTATATAAAACTTCATATTTGTATCCCTGCATATTGAAACGGCATCCTTTAAGAATTTCACCCAATCAATTAGTCTTTCTTGAGGATGGTTATTAATTTTCCCTATCTTCACATGATCTATGAATCCGGAAACAATTTCTAGCATTTTCAAGGATTCCACTGGATCAATAACAGGCTCAAAGCTTGCCCAAGTAACTATCCCATTTTCGGCAAATATTTTCAGAGCTTCTATTCTGTCCCTTCCCACAGGAGCCCCAGGTTCCCACATTTTAGATAAATCGTCATCGAACAGGGTAAGGGTGGTTCCCATTTTAAAATGCCTCATATCGGACATTATATCGATATCCTTTAGCCCTTTTCTTGGGTTCTTCGTTAACACTGAACAATGGATATCATGTTCAAGGAAGGCACACAACACATCTCTAGTTTCTCCCGATTCCAGTCCACAATAGGGATCACCAGTAAAACTTAAAAGAACTTGCTCTCCGCTATTTTTTGATTTCGAAAATCTTTCTGCCTCTTTCCACAATCCAGCCATATTTACGGAAACATCATCATGGCAATATTGGGAATTAAACACTTTCATCATTCTTGGGACATAGCAATAGCTACATCCATGATCACAGCCTTTGAAATAGTTCATAGCAAATGGACTATATTCTCTGGCTCTCCCTCTTGGCTCATAAATTTTAATCATTTTGAATCTCCTTTATATGGAACACCAAAACACAAGTAGTGTTTTCTGTCAACATATTTTATTGAATAAGAGAAGATTCCGTTGTTTGCTAGATATTGTTCCATAACCTGCATTGGGTTTTTATTGAAGAGGGTAGAGCTTTTGCTGATCATTTCTTTTGTGAATCCAGACTGCTTTAGAATCCCATGAGGCAATGCACCATGGTGTGTCTGGATGTATGTCACAAACACTTTATCTGTGTAGTTGTGGTTGAATAGTATTTGTAGCTGTGCAAATGGACATCCGTATGCGTCAAGATCAATAATGTCAAACCTGGATAGATTTATGCCAGAGAGCACCTTAAGATTATCGGTAGCAATATCTACATTGGGATGATCCACTTTGTCAACTTGTAAAACTTTTATTTTTTTATCGGTGCGTTTTTTTACGGTGTTCCAAATCAGCCCTTTCCCTGCATATGCGTCCAAAACGCAAAGGTTGTCTTTTTCAGGCAAGTTGTTAAGCCTGAGGCTAACCTTCATTTCGAGGTGTGAATTATTAGTTTTGAGATTGCGAGATTTCGATTCCATCTAATTCCCTGATGGCTTTAATGACGTCTTGAACATCGAGGACTAAATCAATTGGTACGCTAATTAAGTAATGAACTTTTTTTATCGGTCGTATTTCTTTGTTTTTCTCATCTATGTCTTTAATTTCTGTTTCTATGTCTGGTACGTCCATGCCAATATCATCAAAGTCAAATTCGCCAAACTCAGCAGACAGCATCTCAAGGTCCCAATCGCCGAACTGCACATTATCTCGCAGAACAAATTCCTTTTGCTGTTCTGGCGTGAGATCTGTAGCGGCGATCGTCCACTCATCCGGGATGTCTTTCATGCCAAGCTTTCTAATAGCTGCGAGCCGCTGATTCCCGCCTAAAACATACATGGTCTCGGGATCGTAAACTATTGGGCGTAACTTCATCATCTCAGGAAGTGATTCGATTGAGCGCATAAGTTTTTCCAGCTTGTCGGGCTGTATCCTGCGTGGGTTGCTTGGGTTCATCTTAAGCATTGATGTTTTCATATAGACAAAATAATCAGCATTAATTGTTTGTCAACCAAAATGTGATTTTGGGGATCAGGCAGCATCGCCTTAACCAATTTCGTGACGTCACGAAAATGGTTTCCATGGTGTATATATCATCTTTGCGTTAGCAAAGTGATATTACTCGTCTTTGCTACTGCAAAGCGAGTTGGCTATTCTATTCTATTCTATTCTATTCTATTCTATTCTATTCTTATCTTAATCTTATCTTATCTTATCTGTTCAACGGGCGTTCAACCGATGTTCAACGGGCGTTTATTCGTAAGAGCAAAGACATTTATTTTCACGTAAAGCCACAAAAAGCTTGACAAGATTTTGGGCTGTGGTTTTGTGGGTTCAGAATAAACGTGGAGGTTATCATGGAAGATAACAGAAAAATGACAACATCAATGCAGGAATTGATCAGGAAGCTAATTGACAAATCAATCGCATTTGTTTTTTGCCCTGAAAGCAAGGCAATCCAATCGAGTTATGAAATGAAGGAAGGGGAAATATATGGACAGAGTTGTGTTTATATTCCAGAAACTTTCCTTATCTCATGCCCAACTTATACAAGATATGAAAATGGGATGCTGTATGTGGGCTGGATTTTTAATGATGATGGGACGGTGAAGACTTATGATTGATCAAAAGTATCTAAATACAGAACAGGCAGCTAAGTATTTGAGCGTTACCGAATACACTATGCGCAAGTATGCAAACGCTGGATTGATTCCGTATTACCGGCCGGGCGGCAAGGGAATGTTGTTTGACAGAGCAGACCTTGACAATTTTGTTCTCAAAAGCAAGGGGAAATGATGGATACCGCTCCACGCTCATGGTTCAAACATTCATCGGACAGTTTGAGTGAGCCAGATATAAAGCGGGTAAAGCAGAAATTTGGCAAGCTGCAAGGATATGCCATGTATTATATTAGCGTTGAACTAATGATAAAACATGGCGGACACATTAAAGAATGTGACTTGGATCTGTTTTGTGAGGATTATGGTCTTGAAGCAAACGAGCTTTCAGAGTTCTTTAGGTTCTGCCTTGATTCTGGGGTATTTACGTTATCTGAAAATGGCTATACTTGTGAATTGGCAGATTTTACTATTAACAAAAGAAACTACATTAAAACCATCGCAAGCGAGGCAGGTAAAAAGAGCGCAGAGGCACGGCGGGCAGAGCCTGATCCACCCGCACCTGTGTTATCGCCGAAACCAAAGCAGCCAAACCCTGCACCTGAGATAATAGAGCATTGGAACGCTAATGCAAAGTCACTTAGGTGCAAGAAGCTCACAAGCGACATTGAGAAAGCTGTTGCCAAGCGTTGCAAAGAATACACGATAGATGAGATAAAGAAAGGCATAGAAAACTATCATGCTATTGTCAATGATCCTGATTGCTTTTTCTCATACAAGTGGAATCTTGCCGAGTTTCTGAGCCGTGCAAATGGCTTTCCTGTGTTCTATGGTGATCGGGATGAGATCATTGGCAAATATCGCAAATCAGTGGGCAAGAATGCCAATCCAGAACAGCCAAAGACGCGCAAAGAATTATTGGAGGCCTACAAATGAAATATCCAGATTGGTATCAGAAAAACCAAAAACTCATTGACTATGTGGAAAATGAGATATCTACAGGGAAGTTTGCTATACTGCTCACAGGAAAGCCAGGATGTGGCAAAACAGCATTGGCAAACATTATATTCGATCATGTACTGGAATCTAATCATGAAAATGGCAGGTTCAGCTATATCTGTGCCACCGCCAATGGGATGTATCAGGATTATCTTAATGCCTTGAATCTCACCGGAAAAGAGCGCACTGAAGCCATTGCTAAAGCTGAAAGCTATCTCAATTATGATCTGTCACTGCTTGACGATCTCGGTTGCGAAATGGACACGGAAGCGAGCGCTAACTATTTTAGCAGGATGTTTTCAAGTCAATACGAGATGTATCAGGAAGGGAAGCGAAACGCTACGATCATCACCACGAACCTGACCATTGACGGCATAGCCACCGCCTACGGTTCACGGGTGATGGATCGGATAGCAGAGCACTATTCGGTAATCACAATGACAAACGATAGCTGGAGAATGAAAAACATGAAACAGGTTAGGTTTTAATGCTTAAGAGAAAAGAGCCAAATGG